GCGGCGTAAGTTTAAATTCGGTTTAATTTATCCTGTTCAATTTGATTTTGTGCAGCTTCTTCAGCTTCACGTTCTTCAATGTCTTCTTCGTCTTCCCAATCGCAATGGTCACGACATTCAGGGCAAATATCGTATTCCGTATAATTAGTGTGTGCGCCGCAGCAAGTTGAGTATGCCATATTAAAGGTTTTAATCGTTACTAATATAATTCATAAAATAATATTTACCACCGTCACAATTTGGGTCAGGATAGTTTTTAGCGTCGTTGTATGCAGTTTCTATTTCAGAACGGACTTCCTGTTGCATTTCCATTGCCATTTGTTTTGCCCTTAATAATCCGTAATACTGAATTCCGCCTAATGTGTTTCTTCTAATTTCAGCGTCTAATTGATTAATTAATTTTTGCATTGTTGTTATATACATAATTATAAGTTTTTTAATTGTTCTTCAAATGTATTGATTGTTTTAAATATTTCAAAAGCAACTTGGGGAACTATTGCGTTTCCGTATGCTTTGATTGATTCTTTTTCCCAATAAGAAAAGGTTTTAGCGTCCAATCCTTCGGGAAGCCCATCATTTCTTCCACGTACTTCGGATTCAATCGGAAATTCTTGCCAGCTTCCGGGTTTTTCAATAAAATCCTTTTCACAATACTGTCGTTCCGTTTTATTTGTGACGGCGGCAAAGTCATATTTGTCGATTCGTTGCAAGTTGGCGTAGGCAATAAACCATATTCTTTCCCTTCTATGTGGCGCGTTGACGCTTGCAGCAGGAATAATAAACGGTTGTACCTCATAACCTTCATTTTCCAAGTCAGCGCACACTTCGTCGAATACCAACCCGTCGTTCCAACTAACAAGTCCACGAACATTTTCCCCAATAACCCAACGCGGTCTGATTTCTTTAATTGCTCGTAACATTTCAGGAAACAAATGCCTTTCGTCGGACTTCCCAAGTCTTTTTCCTGCAACTGAATATGGTTGGCAAGGGAATCCGCCTGTGAGAATATCAATTTTGTTTGCGTGAACTGTAAAATCTGTTTTTGTAATGTCATTATAAGATATTGAATTAGGAAAATGATAATTTAAAACTTGTTGACCAAATGGATTCCATTCGCAATGAAATACGTTATTCCAACCCGCCCAATCTGCGGCAAGGTCAAAACCGCCAATCCCGCTAAATAAACTTGCGTGATTCATAATTATAAGTTTTCAATTAAAGCGGTTAATAATAAAGCTACCGTAATAATTGCGAAGAACCAACCCATACCCAAAGATTCTTTGGCGTATTGCTTTTGCATTGCTGCATAATGTTCGTTTAATTTGTCTTGTTGTGTTTTTAGTCTGTTTGCCATTGTTGTAATTTTTATTGTTTCCACAAATATAGCACAGGTTTTATACAACTTCCAAACATTTTGCAAAGTATTTTCTAAAATTGTGATGAACGGTAAATAATAAGGATAAACGGTTAAGCGAAGGCGTAACGACCATTCCCACGTTTGATATTGTGGTTTTGCCACGCTAAAGCCAAAGCCATAACTGTATCGTCGTGGAATCCTGACGGCGCTGAATACCTTACGCCGTGTGAAGTAAACTGATATTCAAACACGTCTAATTCGTCCACAATAACACCTTCCGGGAATCCGATTCGTCCCTGTTGAATGGCTGAAGCCAAACCTTCCATTAATTGTTGCTTTGATTGACTTGTAAACTTTAAACCTTCAATGTTTATCCCTTCACGAAGCAAGTCTTCCAATATCGGGTCGCCAACCCCTGTTGAATCCACCACAATTGGTGCAGGTGGCAACCTTTTAATTGTTTCTTTGGTATTATGCCAATCCATTTGAAAGCGGTCAAAATACGCCACGTTGCCGTCCTTATCTAATCCAATTATAACTGTAAAATCCACAGACTTTGCAAGGTCAATGCCATAACAAACAATTGGTTGTGCTGAAATAGGTTTGACGCAGCGTTTAATGAATGCGTTGCCAAAAGGGTTTGCGCTATTCTCGGACGGGTTCGCCATATATTCCTGTTCAAATACAACTTCAGGTAATTGAATTCGTGCTTCGTCTATTTCGCGCGGGTTAATATGCGGATTATCGTATGTGCTAAATTTAAAGCTTTGCCAATCGTTTTCGCCCATTTTCATAAACAGGGAATAAAAGAAGTTTTTGCCACGTGGCGTTGAAAGGAAAACCGCCTTCCCTTCGTAGTCGGTCAGCGTCGGGCGTATGCTATTATTCCAACCGTCTTCAAGGTCAGCAATAAACGCAGCTTCGTCAATAATAACCAAATGGAATTTACGACCGCGCAAGTTGTCTAATCGTTCACCTGTAAAAAATTCAATTGACCCTTCGTTGGGACAATAGATTTTCAGCTTTGAAATATTGCTTTTAAATGGTAATACTTTTGTAAGGCGTTCAAAAAATACTTGCGCCAATCCGTATGTTGGTGTTATGTATGCAACATTCCCGCCATTTAATGCTTCTTTGATTATAAGTATTTGCGACAATTCAGACTTACCAAAACGACGTCCGCACATAACGACAATAAAACGCCTTTCAGCGTCCAATATCTTTTTTTGATTCGCGTGCGGTGTTGGAAGTTCTATGCGCATTTATTTATTTTCCGTATCGTGTAAAGCAATAAATTGTTTAACTTCTTTTTGTTCTTCAATAAATTTATCCCTTTTATTTATAATTTCTAAAAGTTCTTCTTTTGCTTCTTCTAATCTGTTAGTTCTTTTTACAATTTCAGATTCTAAATATCTTAATTCGTCGTCGTCGTGTCGTGTCGCCCATTTTAAAGCTTTAATTACGTGTTTCATAGGTTTGTTTTTATAAAGATACTACAAAATTGTTTTGCCGTCAACAAATACGACTTCAATCTTCGTGTCCTGTTGAACGTCAACCTGTTCTTTTGGTTTACCATAAACGCGTGACAATAAAGTGTCCATTGAATAAAGACTTCCATTATTCATTGACTTAATGATTGCCTTTGCAACTGTCATTTCAAGTACAGTCGCATCCGGGTTCTTTGTAACCGCTTCCAATTCTTTAGGTGTCATTGACATAAGCGCCTGAATTGAATCGTTTATTTCAGCTAATTTGTACCCCTGTTCTTTTAATAAGCTGACATACTTACGCGGTCGCCCGTTCGGGTTTGCCGTTTCGCCTTTCTGAAGAACCTTTAATGTTCCACCGTGTTTTTGTTTCACTTCCTTTGCCATTGTAATACCTTTGTTTTACCTTCCCTGACCTTTGTACGCTTTTGGTCGTGGATTGTGTTTGTTAAAGCTTTTTTTCGCGTGTCCGCACTTTCTTTTACCAAAATTAGTCTTTTGACTGTCCCCTTTAATCTTTGCCATTTATTGCCTTTTTATGCTTATCTTTTAAATATTCCAAATGTGTCTTTGTGTCCCCCATAACGACGTGACAATAACGACAAAGCGCCATTAAATTTTCAATCCTGTCCTTTTCTTTTGTTCCGCCCATTCCCCTTGCTTCAATATGGTGAATGTCAACCGCTTTGTTCCCGCATACTTCACACGGAATAAAGTCTTCAATTCCGTACCCAAAATAATCCAAATAAATTTTAGTATAATTTTTCATTAAATAGGGTAAAACTAAATGCGACAAATATTAAGCCAATTGCAACTGAATTATGGAATTGTGTATTTTCGTCAATTGCTTCACCAATGTTTATGCCTAACAATATGTTGCGCGGCAATAAATGAATTGAAATCCTGAAATTATAAAACTGAATAAAGTATTCCATTATTGGTTGTCAATTTGTTTTAATTTCCTTTGCGCCCATTCAATACCTTCAGTTCCACCCCACGCGTCCCACATTAAACCGCCGCAACCTTCTTCGTATGGTACGTCCTTATTTTGTTGGTGACGCTGAAAAGACGCCATTCGTGCAATTGTATCGCGTGAAATTGGTTCTTTGTTTGCTAATTGGTTTGCCCTTGCTTTGCCAACAGGTGTTCCGCATTCACCCCAACCATTTGTTTCTGCGTATTTTAACGCCCTTTTGGCGTTGTTTGTTGCTGCTTCCGGGTAATCTGTGTATGAATCCGCAGCGTAAGCGCCTGAAGCTAATATTGCCGCCCAAACTTTGTTTGCCTTTTCTTCTGTATCATAAATACAAGCACCTGACCCAATTCTGTATTTTCCGTTTGAACATTTAATTACCGGCATTGCTAATTAGTTTATTATAAATAGCAAAACGGCGTTTGTTTACTTCGTGCAAGTTGAAGTTCTTATTGCAATACTCGTACAACGCGTTCCCGTAGCTTTTACGGGCGTCAGGGTCTTTGGTTAACAACTTAATCCAATAATACCAATCTTTTTGACTGTTGACGTGACAAGCGGGATAAAAACCCTTGTACGGGTGAACGTTGCTAACAATTGCCGGGTTCTTCTTTGCAGCCGTTTCAAGTACCTTCAAATTAGACTTCATTGAATTAAACTTTGAATCAATTAACGGTATTAATGAAATATCTGAATCGCAATAAGCCGCCATATATGAAGTTACTTCGTTGTAATTGTATATTTTAGGGTTCAGCTTCAATCCGTTAGTGAATGCCGCAATCATTCCGTCCCAAATTGGCTTTTCGCCTTCGTTGTACCCCGCAATTACAGTTTTAACCGGGAAATTGATTCGCTTCATTGGGTTACGTAATATTTCCATATCCTTCCCGTGCGTTCCCGAACCTGACCAAAATAAACGAACAAGGTCTGATTCTGTTTTGTAATCCTTAAATTGTTCTTCGCCGTATGGAATCGCATTTGGCAATATTTCAATATTCTGATTGTATTGGTAAACTTCTTCAGCTAATCGTTCGTGCGTAACTGTGCAAAGGTCGGCAATACGAATCCACGCCAATATTTGTTCGGTAACGTTATTTAAAACATAATGTTCGTAAAGTATATGTGAAGGTTCAAGCTTCCAAAAATCGTCGTTGTCAACTACTAATTTAAACCCGTATTTTTTGCGCCATTCAAACATTTGTTCGGGCGTTATGTTTGCCAACATACGATTCATAACAACAATGTCATAATTCCCTTCAAAAGTTTCTTCGCTTATTGTATCGGTCATTAAACAATAATCCTTCTTCATATTTACCAACGGCATCATAATTCTATGATAACCAACCCCACTTGTTTTGCTCGTAATTGCTAAAATGCGCATTTAATTTGTTTTTCATTATGATAAATAGGTTGGTATTTTTCCCAAACTGACTGCGCACGTGCTAAACTTTCGTCCTTCATACGTCTGTATTCTGTCCCGTTGCCAACGTCGTGTCCAATATGGTCTGATTTTAAGTCGGGTAAATAGTAATTGGTAAACCCGGCAATGGTTGCGCGTTCTGCGTAATCCCTGTCCTGCATTCCGTACGGGTCATATTCTGTATTATAACCGCCAATCGTGTCAATTAATTCCCTTGTAAAGTAGTTATTGCCAAAAGGTGTATGTGTTTTATGTATTCCGTCAACCAATGGCGGTAATTCTTCAACGCAATGTATGCCAATAATCCCTGTTTTTGACACACGTTTTGAAAACATAACCCAATTTGACAACCAATTTTCGGGCAATAGAATGTCATTTGCCAATATACAAACGCCGTCGTATTCCTGTGTTATTGATAACCCGAAATTAACCCCTGCGGCAATACCTCTTTTATGTAGTGACCAATTTGCATAATGCCAATTATAATACTTTTGTATTTGGGTAAACTGTTCTTCGTCACTTCCGTTGTCAATAAGATAACAATGCGCGTCGTGACCACTATTGTAAAAATTCCTGTCAATAACCTGCTTTGTCAGGTCTGCCCTATTTTGGGTTAATAATATTACGGCTATATTCATTTATTCCAATTTTACGTGCGGGTACACCTGCATATTTTGTAAATTCTTCTGTTGCGCCTTTAATGAATGCACTTGCGCCAATCATACAACCGCGTTCAATAGTTGTAAATTGATGCAATACTGCGTTTAATCCAATATTTGAATATTGTTTTACAATTGAATGTCCGCCAATCTTTGCGCCGCAACTTATTGTCACATTATCCTGAATTAAACAATCGTGTCCGATATGTGCGTGTTTCATAATAAAACAATTATTCCCAATAAATGTAATATCTTTTGTCCCTGCGTCAATGGTAACCAATCCTGTTATAACATTGTTATTGCCAATATAAACTTTGCCTTTTTCTTCGTCCCAATGCTTTTTGTGTTCAGCCGGGTCGCCTATAATACAATAAGCGCCAATGTAATTGTTGTCGCCTAAAATAACATTTTTGCCAATTATGGCGGTTGGGTGTATAATATTATTAGCCATTGTTCTTTGGTTTACGTCCGCGTTTCTTCGGTTCAGGTTTAATTAATTCAATTCCTAATCTTTGGTCATTTTCTAAAGGTGTATTTTCAAATACAATGTTTTCTATTGGTAAACTTTTGGGTTGTTGCTCATACCATTTATACAACCTCATAATCATTTCGTACTTACACGAACCGCACCAAACAGACAATAAAAAATTAGGGTCTAAATATAACCTGTAAATATGTTCGTACATTTGAAGTTCGGCAAATTCAAGGTTGCGAATATAACCGTTCTTTGCGCTTTCATAATTCCCAATATTGGCTTCCAACCAATCGCGGTGTTCTGCTTTTATTTCCATAAATTCCAAATTAATTTTGATAAAATTGGTGTTAAAAATCCTGCAATAAACATTGTTGACGTTATATTTTGGATTAATTCAGGTGCGAAATAGTGTATTGGTGCAATCCACGCAGCCAAGCAACTTCCGCAATTAAATGGCTTGAAATTGATTTTCCATTTATAGGGAATGTTATGTATATCGTTAATAAATAGTGATGCACAGACGGCGGTTAAAATTGATAAAATCATTTTCTAATATTTGTTTTCATTAATTTTTTGGTTTTATTTATAGTTCTGACAATGGACATATAAGGAATGCCGGTTTTACGGCTTAATTCTTTTGCGTTCTTCTTAAAGTCAATCGCATACAGTTTCAATATTTCCTTATTGTACCAATGTAAGTCTTCCAAATTCCTTTCAAGTTTTTCAAACAATTCCGTCGGTTCTTCATTTAGTCGCGTCAATTCCTTGTTTACTTCATTGCCAACAAATTCTGTGTAATTCCTGTAATTTTTATAAAATGTACTTCTGTCGCTTTTAATCATATTTAACATTATTCGCACAATGTAAAATTTTAATTCGTTTCTTTGGTACATTCCAACCAACTTTGATTCGTCCATTTCGCAAAGAACTAAAAAAACTTCAGCTTTCAAATCGTACTGCAATTCTTCAGGTTGCATTTTACCAAAGGCGTCGTTAACTTCCTTTGATTCCCAATATTCAGCTAAAATTTCATTTTTGACCATTCAATTAAAGTTGGTTTATTGTCCACTTCAGTACAAATATACACAATTCCACCACATTCGTAAATATCTTTTAATCTGTCTTTTTGTTCCACGCTTAACCGGTCACCAATCTTTTTGACTTCAACCGCTACATAAACGCCTTCTTCTGTGTATCCTTGTAAGTCCGCCCAACCTTTTTGAATCGTCCCTTTACGCTTCCCGTATGGAATATTGTTAACCCTGTTTAATCTGTACCCAATGTATTCAAGGTTTGATTTTGCCCACTTTGTAAGTTCATTTGCTGATATGTCCATATTTTTTCGTAAAATTCTTTTTTAAATTTCAGCCTATTTATTTTCGGTTTAACTTCAGTATAACAACCATAAAAGTCGGTAAAATTATCGGTATAACAATATTTAACTGTTCCGTAATGCGTATATTTAATTTGATAAATTTTCAAAATATTTAACTAAAGCTAATTTTTTACATTGTGTTTCAATAAAGTCTTCGTTTTTTATGTCTTTGCTAAATTTTTTTGCGTCCATAGGGTGCATTTTATTCATTCTTTGTAAATTGTCTTCACGTACAACCTTAATCGTGTATAAAATTTCTTCAGGCGTAAACTTCAATTTCTTTTGTTTTAATAGGATTGCAAATACTTTGTCGGCATTGAATACCCTGTTAAAGTCCTGACGTTTACCATTTAACCAATCGTTCTTTGTAAATTCAACAATTTCGTCGTCTGTCAATTGCGGAACAGGCGGTTCAGGTGGCGGCGGGATATTTTTACGAACTTCGTTTGCTTTGGCTTTATAGGCATTCATTATTTGGGATATGTATTTAGGTGAAAACTTTTCAAAATGGTCTGTATTACATTCAAAACGACCCTGTACCGCCATTTTAAACGCAATCCTGAATTCATTTATTGTAAAATGCGGATAAGTTGTACGAATATAGTCTTCAATAATATCCAATTCCATTTTGTCCGGCAACCTTGTTAAACCAATTAAAGTGAAAATATATGCCAATGTGCTTTTCAAATTATGCACGTCAACAACTGCTAATTTTTCGCCGTTAAAAGCTTCAACAATTGGTAAATCTTCTTTAGCTATTAACCCAATCGGATAGTCCTTCCATTCTTTTGCGACTTGCGGCGGTTGGGTCAGTATTTTTTGTATTTCCATATTTTATTCGGTTTTGTAACCACGTATTAACGCGGCGTTTTACGTCAAAAAACTTTTCTGATTCATAACGCAATTTACCACTTTTTGACGGTTCGCACCAATAGGCAATAAATTCTTCGTAAGATTCGGACAAGGTATTTTTGTACGGTTCAATTAAAATTAAAAAATTTGTTTGTGGGTCAACCGTAGGTTGAACAGTTATAATACTATTTACTTTACTTTCTTTTACTTTACTTTTCTTTTCTTTATGGTCGTTACGAACACTTTTGTAATGCGTTACATTTTCCGCAATGTCTTGATTTTCACGCCATTGTGAAATTCTTTTAAGGTTTTTTTCTTTTTTTATCTTGTACTTTTCACTAAAGTTTAGCAATTGTTTGTTGAAAGTTTCACCATTGTTTGATGAAATTATGTCAATACTTTCCATAAAGTTCCAACATTTATCAAGCTTTTTGCCAACCTTTAATTGCATTTTTAGCACGTCAGTATTAACAGGTTTTTCCTGTTTAGCTAATTTTTCAAGGATAGTATAAAACAATCCCAAACCCTCATATCCGTATTTCATAAAAAGCAAAGCAACCTTTTCATCTTCAAACGCGTTGCTATCGTGCAAAAAATATTTCATATAAAAAAAGGGTCGCGGGACGCCGGGAAATGGTACTTCCCGAAAATCCTTTGACCCAATATATTCCTAATTGCGTTGTACCATAACGCGTTTATTTAATTCCTGTCTGCAAATATAATGCTTTTTTCAATTCTTTTTTCAAGGAATGCAATTTTATTTCTGAACCAATCCGCCGTTTCAATTAAATCCTTTGCTGAATTTATGTTATACATAACCGTCGTATGGTCGCCAACCCCAATAAATTGTCGTATTTCGCTTAATGAAAGTTTGGTGTGCTTACGTATTAAATACGCAGCCGCCTTCCTTGCGTCAACAATATTTTTGGTTCTGCTTTTAATTGACATATTTGTATCAAAAATTTCTTCAACTAATAAAGCAATTTTTCGCGCTTCACTTGAAATTTCAGGGTCAATAATAACTTCGTCCTGTTTTATAAGGTTGTTTTCCTTCATTATATTATGCAGCGCCCTTAAACTTTGCCTGTGCATTTTATAAAAGTGAATCATTTCGCTTTGTAATTGTTGCATAAATTAAAATTCTAAATCGTCGTTATAAATTGGTTGGTTGTTTTGTGGCTTTACAGGCGCATTGTTGGCATCTGTTTGCGCAACGTAAGTATCTTCATATATTTTGAAATCCGGGTGTTTTGGGTCTGTTTTGTAGGAATTAACCCACATTGAATACTTTTTACCATTGATTGCAAAATTAATTACTTCACCTTTAGCCGTTTGGCGCTTCCAAGCACCCCAATTTTCTTTTTTTACTTCTGACATTTTATATTTGGTTTGTGGAATCTTCTGATTCCGGTTTAAAAAATACTGCTTTAAAATTACATTCCTTTTCCCACTTGTTTAAAAATATTCTTAATTCTTCGTAGGCTTCAGGTGAATACCAACAATAATGGTAAACTTCAGCTAATAACATTTGACGTTCCATTGGTAACAATTTTTGCATACCGTTTTCTAAATCCTGATAAGTTTCTTGTTTCATATTATAGGTTTATTTTAGCTTTTTCCCAACTTAAAATTGAACGAATTGCGTCTATTTGGTGAACTGAAGAAGCGTTTATTCTGTCAAAAGCGTTTTTTAAACGTGACCATTCACGCGCCTTGCTTTTAACCCACATATTTACAGTTGACGTTGCCAATTTGCCTTCCATAATTTCGTGGATTTTATCGCCAATTTCCATATCAATAACGCATTCAATCTTATATTCTGCGGCGGTTCTGTATTCGCCTGATTGTGTCATTGCAACGTTTAGCGTGTCCAATCGTTTAATCAAAGCGTCGTGGTAATCCGCCGTGTCATTTTTAGGCAATGGCTTCTGTAAAAAGTCCAACATTTTTTCCGCCTTATTCGTTAATTCTTCAATTGTATATTCGCGCATTATTTACTAATTTGGTTTGCTTGTAATACTTTAAATGCTTTATTGTAATCGTCTTCTTTTGTAAACGATTCAATTTTAATTGCCATTTTATTCTTCTTTTCTTCTGTGTATGGCGTATTTTCCAATAAAGTCTGTAAATATAAACGCTTGTCGTCGCCAACTTCGTCTTTGTGTTCGTTGGTTGCGTCTGCGTCTTTGGTATCGTCAATAGCAAACAATCCGTTTAATGCGTATTTACGCGCATACGAAGAAGCTGAACCGGTTATTTGTGCGGCGTCCATTCCTTTCTTTACTTCTTCTTCACGCGCCCAACCGTGTGCGCTAATTGAATTGTCTTCGTCTGTTAATAATGTCGCAGTTGCTTTGACATAAATTCTGTCGCCAACTTGCACAATTTCGTCACTAATTATTAAACAGGTTTTTTCTTTTGCCAATATTGGCTTAACCGCTTCAATAATATCTTCGGCGCTTCTGTATCTGTAATTGCCGAACTTGTTTAATTGACCCTTTGGCGCTTTTAATTCTGCCTGAATTTTGTAAATGTTCATAGGTTTATTTTTGGTTTTTAAAATTCGTATTCTTCAAATTTTTCTGTCCAATCCGACATTGGTGTAAATGGTATCGGCGGGAACGGGTTTTTTGGTTGAACTAACATTTCAGGATAATGCTTCTTTTTAAAGTTTTTTAAATTTTCTTTTGCCGAACTTAACATTTCCATTTTTTTACGTGCATCTGTTCCGTTGCTTCTGTCAAACAACCATTGGAAATATCGCACGTTTTCCTGAAGTTTAAAAAGTTTTAATTCTAAATTCATAATTGGTGTTTAATAAATACGTCTTCAATATTTTCTAAAGCTGAATGCGCAAGTTCTTCAATGCGTTCAATATTGTTTTCTTTTACGTAGTGTAAAATAAGATTCAAAGACCTGCGACTGAATCCCAACGCACCGGCATAGTCTGCGGCGCGGCTTAATGGTTGGTGCATTATTTCACCGATTGTGGTTTGTGTTTCTGTATTCATTTGGTTTGTTTAGACAACAAATATACAGGTTTTGCACAATACAAACAAAGTTATTTAGTGACGAACGGTAAAATAAAATGATGAACGGTAAACCTAATTTAGGTCTTTGTGGAAATATAACATTTCGTCCCCGCCGTATGCGTATTCAGGGAAATAAAACTTAAACCCGCAGGAAATTAAGTTATTTGCGGACGGGTAATTGTCCTTTGTAGTATATGTAATTGCAACAAATGAATTTTCTTTTGCTGCTTTTAATCTTATTTTAATAAGCTTTTTATGTAATCCCAAACCCCTAAATCTTTTGTCAACCCACGCGCGGTTGAATATACAAATGCCCTGTGTATAAATAGAACCGCAATAAGCAATAATTGTTTTCTTTTTGTCTAATACAACCCACCAATCCCGATTGTGCTTAAACTCGTTACCGCAACCCTTAAAGTTTGGGTTGGTACGGTCTAATTCCTGAAGCTGAACGTAAGCATCAAAGTTTAGAATTTTGCCTTTACTATATATTTTTAAAAGCTTCATTATAAACCTTTTAATTCTGCTTCGTCAGGGCGTTCAATTTCCTTGAATTGAATTCTGTTGCCGCCACGAATCTTTGCTAAATTTTGGCGAATATCCTTTTCAATGTCGTATAATTCCTGAAGTTTCTTTGTAAAAAATTCTTCCTGTTGGGACAATGTCCACTTATTGAATCCTTTTGGCATTCGCATCTGTTTTTAGTTTTATAAGTTTTTTTAAATAAATTGACAAGTCCAACGCTTCTTCGTAGGCGTGTTGTAACCAATCAATTTCCGTTAGGTCTGTTCTGTCCATTGTCGTCCCGTATTCCTTAATTCCTTTGTCTTCACGTGCCAACAAATCGTCAATAATAGTATATAGGATTTTGCTCATTTATTTATCGGTTTTAGAATGAAATTTATTACAAACTTTACATTTGTATTGAATACGGGTTAAGCCGGTTGCCGTTACAACTGAATTATTTTTTATAAGGTCTTCAGAACCCGCGCCACATTCAGGACACGAACCCCTGTCTTGTCCAAATACAACGCCGTAATGCGTCTTTGGTGCAATATGATTGCCTAATAATTTATAAACTTCTTCTAATAATGAAACGTCCTTTTTACAGTATTTAATCATTTTTTCCATTGCAACCTTATCTTTGTTCAACAGAATATCCTTCCAAAGATTGAATTCGGTTTTAATTTTGCCGCCTAAACCTAAAAATTCAGCAATGTAATTTAGTCTGTTGGATTGAAAACGGAATTTAGAACGGGCAACCTTTAGCGTGTCAATTGTTTGATAATTTGGGAACATATCAATCCCGTGAAACAAACAACGGGTTCTAATCCAAGCCAAATCAAATTTGTCGCCATTGTGACCAACCAATTCGTTAGCAGTATTTGCAACCGCAATAAACTGTTCCAACATTCTTTTGTCATTCTGTTTGGCATCCCATTGTAAAGCATAAACTTCTTTTTCGTCTTCCCATTTATAGCAAATGCAAATAATTGCACGTTCACGAATAATGTTGTCTGTTGTAATATTCTTTTTGTAACCGGCTTCCCAAAATAATCCTATGTTTGGCGAAGTTTCAATGTCAAAAAATAGTCTGCGGCGTTTTGTTTTTAGGTTTGTTTTTGTCATATTAGGTTTAAATTAGAACGAATCCGTTTTTGTCAACTTTGTTTTGGGTGTGCAACAATTGCAGTTCTTTTATTGACTTCCCAAATGTTTTTTGAAAGTGTGGCATATCAATAAACTTCCAATCCCCACCCCATTCGTAACCGTATCGTTTAAAAATATTGACAACTTCAATCCAATCCGCTTTGCCGTCCTTGTCAAAATCTGTCTTTGTGTCCCAACTTGCAGTTTCAAAAGTTCCGTTTTTATCCTTGTCAATCAATAAAACAATATCAATTGCTAAACCGTAATTATGATATGATTGACCGCCCTTTGCATTTGTAACCTTTGCGCCCGGCTTTGAACGTCCTTGCGCATATAACGCGTCCTGTTCTGCGAAGGTTCTTAAAGTGTACGCAAAACGACAAGCTGCATAACCTGATAATGCCGAAACAATATCTTCGTACATTTCCAAAGCTTCGTCCCTTAATTTAGGGTGCAATAGCTTAATTCGTTCAAGTGTTTTTTCGTCCTTCATTTTCTTCGCTAAAAAAGTTTGATAAAAATTTTGCCACAAACGTCGTTACCAATGTAATATATGCAAATAATTTGTAATCCGACATAAAAGAATAAGCCGAAATTGCCAAAGACGCAGCGCTTAAAGCGTCAGCGAATTTCCTAATATTTTTAGGCGTAGGCTTCCAATATTGCTTCCAACCAAATGCCATATTAAAATTTTAAATAATATCCTAACGAATATCCGTTTGTTGTCGCGTTTGCCGTTACAATCCCTTTTTTAGCCGTTTTAAATGCGCCGCCAATACCAACACCCAATTGTCTGTCTGACTGTCTTAAATCAAACATAAAGCCGAAATAAAGCGCACTTTTGTCTTTTGGTTGTATCGTCTTTGTCACGAAAATTGTCTTTTCGCTTATTTTAGCCGTAAAACCCCTGCCAACAATCTTATTTTGGCTTATTGTGTCCTGAACATATACGTAATTATTCGTATCTATCCGTAAACTATCCGAATACGCTTTTACTTCAAAATAACGCTTCAGTATTTCAGCCGTGTCAATCTTTTGCGCTTCAATCCTGAACGTGTCAATTACTTTGTATGGTATTGAATCGCCTTTATACCATTTTTTAATAATGGTATCTTTGTAAACCGTGTCAGTTACAATCGTAATACTTGCGCCCTTGTATTGCGGTTGTGTTGTTAAAAATAAAACGACAATTGCCAATAAAACAATTATCAAAATATTTTTAGTCATTTTTTACTTTTTTCGTGGCATTGTAATAATAGCGAATCGCCATAATACCCGAAACAATAGCGACCAAACCCGCTAATAATGTGACAACAGGTTGAATCGTTGTAATACTTACAATTGCACCAACTGTGCTAACTAATACATTCAAATCCGCTTGGTCGCTATGTTGTGCCATTTTAGTCTTCTTTTTTAGATTCTTCTTTTGGGTTCTGTTCGTCTTGAATTTTCTTAAACCATTGCAATAATGGAACACCATATTTAGTTGGTAATTCCTGACAAAATTGGTTTAATTCATTCAATTGTTCTTCGTTTAACGTAATCATAGTTTTTATTTTAAAATTATTAATATTAGTAAAATTAATACTTTTATCAATGCCGAAGCATATTCAGGCTTTATTTTTATAAATTCTGCAACCTTGCGAATAAA